TGTATAGCTCATTAAATATTTACAACCAACCTATAACACAGGCTGTCTCAACAGTTGAATCACCAAATGCGGCATATCAGAGGATGGCACAGTTTTGGGATTTGATTACAGACTTAAAGGAAGGCACATACAAGATCAGAAGTGAACATAGAAAATATTTAATGCAAGAACCAAGAGAAACTGATGACGCTTATGACACAAGATTAGCAAGATCAACTGTTGTACCTTACTTGCAGAGAATAGAAAAAATGCTGGCTGGCATGATAACTAGAAAACCAGTCCGTTTAGACGATGTTTCAGATCTTGTTCGTGAGCAACTTTTTGATGTTGACCTTGAGGGAAATGATCTGAACGTTTGGCTTTACGAGACAGTAAGGACTGCAATTTCTTTTGGTCATGTTGGTGTTTTAGTGGATGCACCGAGAGAAGGAGATAAAACCAGACCCTACTGGGTTACATATTCACCAAGAAATATACTTGGGTGGAGAAGTGAAATAATAGACGGTTCACGACAGCTTACACAGTTAAGGCTGTTGGAAAATGTTGTAGAACCTGATGGAAAGTATGGAGAGAAACAAGTAAAGCAGATTAGAGTTTTAGAGCGTGGAAGATATGAGATCCACAGAAAAGATAAAAAGAATAGTGAATATAAATTATTTGATGAGGGTGAAATGAGCCTTAAAGATAAAATACCTTTTGCTATTGCCTATGCAAACAGAGTTGGCTTTTATGAAAGCCGTAGTCCTTTGTATGACATAGCAGAGTTAAACCTCAAGCATTATCAAATACAATCTGACTTAGATAATATTCTTCATATCAGTTCTGTTCCATTGCTTGCAGTCTTTGGTTATCCAAATGCAGACGAGATAACAACAGGCCCAAATGAAGCATTATCATTACCACCAGAGTCAAGAATGGAATATGTCAGCCCTTCTGGTGATAGCTATGACAGCCAATTTAAAAGACTTGGCGACTTAAAAGAACAGATAAATACTTTATCTTTGGCGGCTGTTTTAGGGCAGAAATTAGTAGGAGAAACAGCAGAGGCCAAAAGAATAGATAGGTCACAGAATGACAGCACCATGATGGTAATTGCACAGCAGATGCAAGATTTGGTTGATAACTGCCTTAGATTTCACAGCGAATATCTTAATGAGGCTAACGCTGGTAGCAGTTTTGTAAATAGAGACTTTGTTTCTACCAGACTAGATCCACAAGAAATAACAAGTCTATTAACATTATTTACTGCTGGCACTATTTCACAGGAGACATTACTAAATCAACTATCTACAGGTGAGGTACTTGGTGATGATTTTGATATAGAAGAAGAGATTGAAAGCACACAAAACGGAGGGTTAGTAGAAATAGAACCACCAGAAGAACCAGCTACAGATGATGAATGAGTACACCAGAAGCGTTTTATAGAGAAGCTATTGATCTGAATAGATACAGCAACAAAGTGCAATTTCAAATTGCAAGTCAATTTAATGACGTAATTTTAGATGTATTAAGAAAAATTAGGGATGTAGAAGGTAACACTCCAGCTTCTCAAGCTAGATTGCAGGCCATATTAAAACAGATGGTAGAAAGTTTGAAAGGCTGGGAAAATGAAAGCTCTGCTTATATGATTGAAGAAATGCAGAACTTAGCAGAGTTTCAAGTTGGTTTTGTTCAAGATCAATTACAAAAAGTTATACCAAAAGGAGAATATCAAGTAAATACAGTTGCTGTTTCTCCTGACTTTGCAAAATCTGTTGTAACAAGAGATCCAACTAAACTAACAATTCGTTTACGAGATAAAGATGGGGTGTTTAGATCTGCTCAATTTGCTTTAACTGCTAAAAGAGGTTCAGATATTTCTCTTCCAAATGGTGATACCGTAAAAAAATCATTTAGAGGTATAGCAGAAAATTCTGCGTCAAAAATATCAAGAGCAATTAGATTAGGAGTATTAGAGGGAGAATCGTTACCAAAAATTACAAAGAGACTAAAAGGGCCAAATCTCAGGTTTAACAGTAAACCACAAAGTGCAATTGCTTTAAATAGTGCTTTAAAAAACTCTGAGGGAATGTTTCTTTCAAATAAACAAATACAAACTGTTGTCAGAACTACCGTTAATCAAGTACAAAATGCAGCAAGTCAAGCTGTTTATGCGGCAAATGAAGATATAACTGGACAATACCAATATGTTGCAACCCTTGATGCAAGAACAAGCTCTATCTGTCAAAGATTGGATGGCCAATTATTTAAATATGATCAAGGGCCAGTTCCTCCACAGCATTTTAATTGTCGATCAACAACAGTTCCAGTTTTGGATGATGAAGTATTAGGTAGAGCTTTTCCAAATACAAGACCAAGTGCAACTGGGCGAGTGCCTCAAGATACAAACTATGCAAATTGGTTAAAAGAAAATCCTGACATACAAGAAAAAGTTTTAGGAAAAAAGAAAAAATATTTTAATTTTCTGATGAATCCTAAAAGAGGAAATAAACAATTAAATGCTACAAATGCGTTGAAAAAAATTATTAGAGAAGATGGAACAGAGCTAACATTAGTAGAGTTAGCTGATAAGTACAAAGATGCCAATTAAAAAAGGAAAATCACAAAAAACTATAACTGGAAATATAAAGATGCTTATGAAGGAGGGCAAATCAAGATCACAAGCTGTGGCAATAGCTTTATCAACTGCTAAAAAACGTAAAAGGAAGTAAGATAAAGGCAGCTATTTCTTTTCCTATGTACGGCAAACCTAAGAAAGTAAAGAAAGTAAAAAAAGGAGGTAAAAAGTAATGGGATATACATTTACGGTTCAGACTTATGATGAATCAAAAAAAGAACCAAAAGCTACTGCAAAAAAAACAAAAAAGGTAACAAGTGAAAAAAAAGAAACTAAGGAGAGTTCCTAAAGACAAAAAGACAGGTGTTCCGAAAAAATATCTGTCTGGATCTAAAAACAGGAGTGCAAAAGCGGCTGAAATCAAAAGGACTGCCGAAGCCTACAGAAAAGGAGAGTTTATTGATATAAAAGCTGTACAAAAATCAAGGGTTGCACAAAATGTCACCACAAAGAAAAAGAAGAAAACCACTAAGCGCAGCCGTAAAAAAAGCTCTTAAAGATAAGGCTGACGGCACAAGATTCTTTTATGGTGAACTTGCAGAGGTTTATCGCAAAGGACAGGGGGCTTATTTATCTGGTGGTTCAAGGAATGTGACAATGCAAGCATGGTCTTTTGGAAGGGTCAATAGTTATATGAGAGGAGATAAGGCTAGAACAGCAGATGCATCTATTTACTCTAAATACAACAAAAAGAGGTAAATATGAAACTAAAAATGATAGATGCTTTTTCTGGAATTGGTGGTTTTAGTTATGCTGCTGAAAAACTTGTAGGTGGTTTTGAAACAACACAGTTTATAGAAATCAACCCCTTCTGCCAAAAAATCCTTAACAAACACTGGTCACACGTTCCTATCCATGACGACATCACAACATTCACAGCTAAATCTGGAGAATTTGACATCATTACTGGAGGATTCCCCTGCCAAGATTTGTCCCAAGCAGGGAACAGAAAAGGCATTTCGGAGACTACAAGGTCTGGTCTCTGGTTTGAACTCATCAGAACCATTCGCATGGTACGACCAAAATACTTCATCTTGGAAAACGTTTCAGCGATCCTTGCTAACGGAATGGACATCGTTCTCAGAGACATTTTCGAGACAGGGCTATATGAATGCGAATGGTGCTGTATTCCAAGTAGCTTTGTTGGGGCTTGCCACCAAAGAGATAGATGGTTTTTGCTTGGATTCGCAAGATCCATCAGAACGAGCGATGTTACCAACTCCAACAACAATGGATCATCTTCCTCAAAGAAGTTACGAGTCAATGGTAAAACAAACACAAGTACACAGAAAGGGCAGAACCAAACTTGCCAATCTGAGAGAAGCAGTGAATCCAGAAACAGTACAACTATTCAATCAACTACAAAGTGGAGAGACACAAAACATAAACTCAACCCAAAATGGAGAGGGTGGGGTATTAAACCCACAATTCGTAGAGCAAATGATGGGGTTTCCAGTAGGATATACAGAAATCCTAGAATAAAGGCTCTCGGAAACTCTGTAGTGCCACAAGTTGCTGCAATTCCATTGCAAAGAGTTTTAGATTTACAAAAAAACTATGGCTAAACTAACCACTAGACAAAAAAACACTCTTAAAAAACATCAGGAAACACATGGGCATACAAAAGCCCACATGGAATACATGAAACGTAAGATGAGAGAAGGCATGAGTTTTACTCAGGCTCATAACATGGCTATGAGAAGAAAAGGCAAATGAGCAAAGATCCGAGACTAAAAAGGTTTGGTTTATCTGCTTTTAATAAACCTAAGAGAACACCATCACACCCAACAAAGTCTCATGTTGTCTTGGCGAAAGAAGGTGACAAAATAAAATTAATTAGATTTGGAGCGCAGGGCGCAGACACTAAACCACCAAGAAAGGGAGAATCAGAAGCAGATAAGTCAAAAAGACGCAGTTTTAAAGCTCGACATGCTAAAAATATTGCAAAAGGTAAGACAAGTGCGGCATATTGGAGTGACAGAATTAAGTGGAGTTGATATATTGAATATTAATTATTGTTAAAATTTATTTATGTCAGACGAACCAATCAAGCCAAATCCATCTGTTGATCCAGCAGCATTAATGGCAGAAGTTGAAGCATTAAGAAAAAGTAACAGAGAAATTTTAGATGACTATAAAAAAGCAAAAGAGGCAGCAAAAGCAGTACCGCCAGATGTTGATGTTGATGCTTTAATTGCTTTCAAACAACAAAAAGAACAAGAAGATCTAGAAGCAAAGGGCAGATATGACGAAGCGATTGCAAAACAAGCTCAACAATATCGTGACGCAGAAGAAGCCAAGAACAAAAAAATCCAAGAGTTAGAAGCCAGACAAAGACAGCTTGAAGTTGAAGCCCCAGCAGTAACAGCCCTTGCTGATGTTGTACATGATGCAAGATATGTATTATCGCAAATAAATCAAGATCAACTTGCAAGAGAAGCAGATGGAACTGTTGTTGTTGTTGATGGTTATAACAGAATACCTGTAAAAGAATGGGCAATGTCCAACATGCCTCAATGGGTACAGAAAAACCCTAGACCTCAAGGCGGTGGAGCTACTACAACAAAAGTTCAAGGAGATCCAATTGTAGCTGGTGAAAAAAACCCTTTTGCAAAAGAATCATTTAATCTAACCGAACAGGCAAGATTATATAGAACAGATGTAAATAAATATAATATGCTCAAAAATGCAGTAAGCGGTTAGTATAGAAGCAACGTGGTTGTGCCATGTCAGAGGTTGTGCCTCGAAGTAAACATATTAATTAGATCTCAATGGCAACATTAAGAAGTGATTTAATTATTCCTGAGGTGTTTACACCCTATCTGATCGAAGCGACAACACAAACTGACAGCTTCTTACAGAGTGGGGTAGTACAACCTTTGGCAGAATTAAATCTATCCTCAGAAAGAGGTGGGGATTTTGTAAAGATTCCATTTTACAAAGCTAATTTAACTGGCGATTTTGAAGTCTTAACAGATTCAACATCATTAACACCAGCAAAGATCACAGCAGATAACCAAATTGCAGCCGTGCTTCATCGTGGGCGAGCATTCAGTTCACGGGATTTAGCTGCACTTGCAGTTGGCGGTAGTCTTGATCCTATGGCTGCTATTGCTCAGAAGATGGCCGCTTATGTAAACAACCAGAAACAGAAAGATTTATATTCTTGCTTAACTGGTGCATTTGGTTCTATCAATGCAAATGATAGTAATTCAGCTTTGTTTGGTTTAACTATTGACTCTGAATCTGGAGATTCACCAACAGCATTAAGCCCTCGCCACGTTGCAAGAGCTAAAGCTTTACTTGGTGATCAAGGTGAAAAGCTAACAGCAATGGCTGTCCATTCAAACGTCTATTATGACTTGTTAGAAAGAAACGCTATTGACAGAATCTATGATGATGGTGGTAACGCTGACACAGCAGCCGCATCTGGTAGCACAGCAAGGGCATTTGACAATCCTTCATTCGGTTCATTTATGGGCTTAAGAGTGATTGTTTCTGATGATGTTCCAACAACTGGATCTGGATCTTCAACAGAGTATTCAACATTCTTCTTTACACAAGGGGCTGTTGTTACTGGTGAGCAAGCACCAATCAGAACTCAGACAGATAGAGACATTCTTGCTTTAGAAGAAGCAATGGCTGTGGATCTCCACTACATCTATCACCCTGTCGGTCTTAAGTACGCTGTAACAACAGTAAACCCAAATAGATCAACACTTGAAACAGTAGCCTCATGGTCGAAAGTCTACGAAACAAAGAATATCGGTATTGTTAGAGCAACTAACGTATCTAATCAGGATTAATTATGTCTTCTTTATTTGACGTAACTGCTGGCTCTTTAATAGGCCCAACAACAGGCGGCACTGTAACTCAGGCCACTAACAAAGGTACAGGTGTAACTCTGAATACCCAGAGTGGACAGATCACAATGGATGACGCAGCTTTAGCGGCTGCTGCTGAAGTATCTTTTACAGTAACTAATAGTAAGATTTCTGCAACTGATGTTGTAGTAGCTTGCCATGCTTCTGCTGGTACTGCTGGTTCATATCTTGTGAACGCTAATGCTATTGCAAGTGGTTCATTTGCAATAACAGTTTCTAATGTTTCTGCTGGATCATTAGGCGAAGCTATTGTCATTAACTTTGTTGCCCTAAAAGGTGCATCTAGCTAATGGGAATGTACGCATTTAGGCGTATGAGAGAGCAAAATGAGGCTGCTGTAAAAGCAGCTTCACTAGCTCAAACTCTTGAAAAGCCAAAACCAAAACGTAAGCCTAAACAAGAAAAAATAAATGGCAATAACTCTTGACGCAACAATTGGCGGTGCTAACGCCAACACTTATATAAGTCTTACTGACGCAAACGCTATTATTGAAGGGTTTGTTCTTAGTGATGACAATGCAGCATGGGACGGTTCAACCACAGATAATAAAAATCGTGCTTTGTTTACCGCAGCCCAGAGAATTGACAGAGAAAAGTTTTTAGGAGCAAGAGTAAGTGATACTCAGGCACTTGAATGGCCTAGATCAGGAGTCAGAAAACCTGACACATATACAAACCTTTATGGTTTGAGTTTTCCAAATAGATTAGTTGCTGATTATTACACAGATACGGAGATACCAGAACGTGTAAAAAAAGCACAAGTGATTTTGGCTGTATATCTTAATAACAATAGAAACGGACTAGAACTTAGCGGCTTAGAAGATTTTGCTGCTGTTAGTGTTGGTAATATAAATGTAACTCCTAGATTTTATGGGGCTGTTGGTATTGATCGAATCCCGCCAATAGTTGATCATTACCTAATGGGTATTAGAATAGGCGGAAGAGCAAACTTATCAATCAAGAGGTCTTAAATGTACGGTTACGATTACCCAGCAGCAATAATCATTACTAATACTGCAACACATACTGGCAGATTTGGTAAGGTGCATTGCTTAACAGACGCAGAGGCAACTTTTGTTGCTGAGAATATTACAGAAAATGGTTCTTCCACTATCAATGGGATCACTATGAAAGCCTCATCAGAGGTTTGTGGTGTTATCACAAGCATTACGCTTGCAAGTGGTCAAGTGATTGCTTATAGATTATGAGTCTTGCTAATGCACTAAAAAAAGCTGCTAGTGCTTCTTTAAAGAAGCTTGGTGGTGATGTGACAATTAGGCAAGTAACGGCTGGAAGTTATAACACAACAACTGGAGCAATTACTGAAAGTACATCTGATACCACTATTAAAGGTGCTGTAAGTAATGTTGCTCGTAATGAAGTAAATGATTTGATTGAGTCACAAGATAAAAGGTTAACAATATCAGCAGGGGATCTAACCTTTGTACCGACAACAAAAGATAGAGTTGTTATTAGCAGCGTAGAATTTAAAATTATACAAGTTTTAACGAATGAGCAAAATAATACACCTGTAAGTTTTGATCTTATCTTGAGGTAATTATGGCTAGAGAAATAAATTTAACTAGCATAAGTGATCATTTTGGCGAAAAAGTCCAAAAAGTTGTAAGGAAAGCGACATTAAAAGCAACAAAGGATATAAAAGAATTTACACCAGTTGATACTGGTAATTTAAGAAATTCATTTCAAAGTGAAGTCCAAGATTACCGTGGAGAAGTTTTTACTAACGTGGAATATGCAGAACCAGTAGCTTATGGAACAAATTTACCTCCAAGTTGGGGTGGTCAATACAGAACAAGACAGCAAACTATAAAAGGTTATCCAGAGCTTGTTGCAAAACAACTGGAACGTTTTATTATTGATGAATTTAGGAAGGCATAATGGCTGCAATAGATTTAAATACTGTTAGATCCACTATTGAGGCAAGACTAGCCACAGAATTAGCATCAAGCCCTGCAATCCCTGTTGTGTTTAACAA